GCCTAGCTTGTTTGACCGCCGTAGAATGACTCCAGCTACGTCTGAGTTGTTTATCGGTGACAAGGCTGCTCAAGCAATGAAGCAAAAGCCTAAGGTTAAACCAACGTCTAAGCGTAGTGGTCAAGGTGGTCGCCGTAATAAACCCGGCGGCAAATAATTAACAACATACCGCCGCTCAACAATGGGCGGCTTTTACCTTATCCTATCACATATTAAATGAACAGGGAAGAAAAAGCAGCGTATGAAAAAGTACGCCAACGGATTGTCAACGAACTTGATAGACTTGAATCTTTAAAAAACCCAGGCAGTGCGTTGAAAAGATGGCGTCGTTTCGGTGCTGCTTTTGCTTGGGATCCTTCAGTATATTCAGACATATTAGCACAACCTGATATGTCCGATGAAAAATTGCTGGCAGCTTTACGTTCTAAAGAAGACACTTTTATGCGACGTTGGGGGTATATTAAAAAAATCCCTCTTCACCATGAAATTGCTAGTCGTACTGGTGGTGACCTTGGGATTAGAACTCCTGTTGACGTATGGTTGGAAACTAAAGAACGTATTTTTGATGCAACTGGAGCACGTCCTGGTAACGGTCAAGCTAACTTAAATGCTACTGGTGCTTTTGATGAACTTTGGCACCTTGGTAGAGAAGGCGCTAAAGGTTTCAGTATTTGAAGGTACTGGTATTATTACGCCCAAAAACTTCCCATATCTACACAGGGCTGGTCAAAACTTAGCTGAAAAGTTAGGAAAAGATCCTAAAATGGTTCAAGCTACTGCAGCTGAACAAGCTAACGCCCTTATCGCTCCTATTGTACAGCAACAACAACGATTTAAAGAAGTTACAGCAACACCTCAAGTACAACGGCAACGCCAAGTTTTCACTGATTTAGGATATTCGGAAATTGTAGACCCTACTTCTACAATGGAAGAAATGGTAGCTATACGGAAGGCTACTGAAAAAACTCCTATTCCTTCAATTTTTGCACAAGCAGCATCAATACGTTTTGATCCTAAAGCTAGTATGCAGAAATTTCTACAATCAGCAGAAGGTCAAACTTGGTTTAGTGAAGAAAAGGCTAGAAGAGCTGCTCAAGGTAAACCATTTAACCCTTACAATTTGTACGGTGGTGTTCCCTATGCACAGCAGATGTATGAAACTGTAAGGCGTAATCCAGCAGGAGCACTGACTGGTGTTGGTTTAGATGTTTTAACAGATCAACCTACTCAAGAGGCTATTCTTAAAGGTGATGTAGGTACAGCAGGAACTCGTTTAGGCACAAGTGCAGTAATTGGTAGCGCAGTAGGCGCTGCATTAAAAGCTGCACCAGCTGTTGTATCCCGTGTTGCTAGTCCTGTGGCAGCTGTTACTACAGGTGCTGCATTATTTCAACAAGGTAAACCCGGATCATTTACAGAAAAAGTTATCAATAAAGCAGCTACTGTTGTTCCGGGGTTAAAACCCAACCCTAAAACAGATATAGGTAAAGCAGCTTTAAACGAACTTAAGTATATGTTTGGAACCATTAAATATGGTGGCATTCCTTATACGCGCTGATTGGCCCCTAGCTGCCCCTACAACCACCTTCTACCCCCTTACACGCTAGATTGTACCTATGAACACTTTAGACCTCCTTAGAGACGATTTTAAGCTATTCTTACAAGCTCTTTGGAATCAGCTAGACCTTCCATCCCCCACCCGTGCCCAATACGCTATTGCTGATTACCTCCAACACGGTCCTAAGCGTCTACAGATTCAAGCGTTTCGAGGGGTAGGTAAAAGTTGGATTACTGGAGCGTTCGTTCTTTGGACGCTCTTTAAAGACAATGAAAAGAAGATTATGATTATCTCAGCTTCAAAAGAGCGTGCTGATAACATGTCTATCTTCCTTCAGAAGCTTATCATTGAGACCCCGTGGTTGAACCATATGCAACCCGCTGATGATTCAGCCCGGTGGTCTCGTATTTCTTTTGATATTAAATGTCCTCCTCACCAAGCTCCATCCGTTAAGTCAGTTGGTATCACGGGTCAGCTTACGGGTTCACGTGCTGACCTTATGATTCTTGATGACATTGAGGTTCCCGGTAACTCTATGACGGAGATGATGAGGGAGAAACTTCTTCAACTGTGTACAGAGGCTGAGTCTATCCTTACTCCTAAGCCTGATAGTCGGATTATGTACCTTGGTACACCCCAAACAACGTTTACCATCTATCGTAAGCTAGCAGAGCGTAACTACCGTCCGTTTGTTTGGCCTGCTAGGGTACCACGTAAACTATCAAACTACGAAGGACTGATTGCTCCTCAACTCCAAGAACTAATTGATAACGGTGCTGAACCTTGGAGTGTTACAGATCCTGATCGTTTTGCTGATGATGACCTGTTAGAACGGGAAGCAGCAATGGGTCGTAGCAACTTTATGTTGCAGTTCATGCTTGACACAAGTCTTAGTGATGCTGAAAAGTTCCCGCTTAAAATGGCTGACCTTGTGGTTACCGCCGTTAACCCAACTAAAGCGCCGGACTCTGTTGTGTGGTGCAGTGACCCTCGTAATGTGCTCAAGGATTTGCCTACGGTTGGCTTACCGGGTGATTACTTCTACTCCCCGATGCAACTCCAAGGGGAGTGGGGTCCATATCAAGAAACGATCTGCTCTGTAGACCCCTCTGGTAGAGGCAGTGACGAGACAACAGCTGCGTACATCTCTCAACGTAATGGCTTCCTTTATCTTCATGAGATGAGAGCTTATCGGGATGGTTACTCCGACAATACTTTGTTAGACATCCTTAAAGGGTGTAAAAAGTACAATGTTACTAAGTTAGTCATTGAGACAAACTTTGGTGATGGTATTGTCTCTGAACTCTTTAAAAAACATATTCAACAGACACAACAAGGTATAGACATTGAAGAAGTACGTGCAAATGTCAGGAAAGAAGACCGTATTATTGATACCCTTGAGCCTATTCTTAATCAGCATCGCCTTATTGTTGATAAAGACGTTATCGACTGGGACTACAACTCCAACAAAGATGAAGCCCCAGAAAAGCGTTTACTTTACATGCTATTCTACCAAATGAGTAGGATGTGTCGTGAAAAAGGAGCAGTCCGACACGACGACAGAATAGACGCATTAGCTCAAGGTGTTAAATACTTTACAGACGCTCTTGCAATCTCCGCTATGGAAGTTGTTAAAGAACGTAAACGTGAAGAGTGGAACGACATGTTAACCGCCTTTTTAGACGACCCTCAAAGTGAGACAAATCATATCGTTTTTAGGTATGAATTTAGACCAAAAAAGACAAGCAAGAGGAAACGCTAAGAACGGTGTCCCCACCTGGGTTTAGACACATGGCGGCCGTAAAGGGGGATGGGAAGGGTGGACCCATTCTCCGACGGGAGGAATTCGAGACAAGCTCTCATTCCTCCTTTTTCCTTTAATGAACAGTGAGGGAACAAAGACTCCAAAGACAAACATTCTCCCTCTTAGTTCATTCATCTACTCTACTGTCTGAATCCAGTGAGTACTGATTCTCTCAATCCATCTGAATCCCACCACTACTGATACTACTGTATGCACTCCGTTAAACTCATCCACATAACACCTGATGCAGAAGAACTAATTAGTTACATGGCTAGAGTATCTAATCCCTCTAACCAAACAAACACTAAGACTAGTGCTAAACTAATTAAGTACCTTATTGATCATTCTCATTGGTCACCCTTTGAGATGGTAAACATGTGTGTAGAGATAGAAACTACAAGAAGTATAGCAGCACAGATACTTAGACACCGTTCCTTTTCTTTTCAGGAGTTCTCTCAACGGTATGCAGATGCTTCCCAACTCGGTAGCCCCGTTGAACCGTAGTTAAGACTACAAGACACAAAGAATAGACAGAATAGCATTGAAGTAGAAGAGGAAGACCTGTTTCTTAAAGAAGAAATAAAACAACTCTTTAAACATTCGGAGTTAGTGTACAAGAAACTACTTGAACAAGGTGTAGCTAAGGAGTGTGCAAGAGAGGTGTTACCCTTGTCCATGCCTACCCGTATGTACATGAATGGTACAATTAGATCTTGGTTGCATTATTGTGACCTTCGAACCTCTAACGGTACTCAAAAAGAACACGCACAAATAGCCGCTCAAGTACAAGATCTACTTTATCAACACCTCCCCTCAGTAAGTGAAGCAATGTGGAGCAAAGATTACGACTAAACGAGTTTAAAACACTTCAAAAAGCGTGGAGTCGGGGTTATTCCTTGGTGGGATCACCTCGTCTTCGCTTTACTTTGGTGGTTAGAGGAGAAGATTATTGATTATAGAGTCAAAACGACAGTTGATGAGGCAATAAAGGAGGTCGTATTTACCACCTTTACCTGATTATGTTACCCCAGTTTACACGGAAAAGCCCGTAGAGACCTCTGTGAGCCTCCCTGAGATGCGTTTGACCGCTCCTTGGTACGTTTCCCCGGATGATACGCCAAAGGGGCGTTAACAGGCGTTACAGAGGGGTCTTAGATTTTTGACATAATTTTGTCTGACCATATATCATATAAGCGACGCTGATCAATCCCCCGTGGGGGGTATCACCAATCCCTATTCAATGCCGCTCGGCTTCGCCTCGCTTCCTTCATCCCGTGTTATGCTGTGCCATGCCGTGCGCCGTAGGGAGCGGAGCGCGAAGCGCGGAGCGGTTAAGCATCTATCGTTACGCCTTATTGAAAATGGTTTGCAATAAGCTAATATGCGTTAACGCGCATACCGGCATCAAAACATCTGTCATGCCTTCCGCCGGTTAACGTCAGTTGAGCGCCAGTTGAACAAGTGCACACCATTTTAACCAAACGGTGCGACGCTGTGCCATACTATGTGCATACAAGGTGAGCGACTCGCTCGCTCGCCACTCTGAGACGAGCAACGATGCGTAAAGATCGAACAGCAAATGATCCAAGCGATCAAAGACAACAAAGCGTGGCGCAGTGGTAACACTGAAGTGACGCTATGGTAATGATGGTGTGTCTTATGTATTCCTTCACGGTAATCTAATCGCTGAGGTTGACGAC